GGAAATTTTCTTTTGTATTCCTCGTCCATTGTTCTACGCATCCTTATATCGCGCTCGTCTTCTAGAGATTGAATCACTTCTTTTATGCTATGCACAGTTGGGTTGTGTCCCAGGAAGACTTGAGCATTCATGTAAATGTATGCTTTGCCGAGTCTTTCGATGATTTCTTCATCCGATAATTTGCTTACATCCAGGAATGGGTGCATATATGCTCCTTAATACAATGTATTTATGAAGGAGCATCGCTGATACGAACTTATTCTGTTTCGTCAGATGTTTCGTCGTCGCTTACTTCGGTATGCTCAAATATAGTAAAGGTTGCATTTGATGGCCACATCAATACCTGATGTGCAGATGTATTTAGGGAAAGCCTAAACTGTAAAGCATCAATTTCGTTTTTAAAACAGACATACGCTCTGCACACCATCATTGCATCGTTGCCAAAAAGCCACGACATACTATTCTTCACTTTGTTATCTGGTGCAAGTTGCACAAGTTCTTCAGATATAGTTGTATATCCCCAAGTACCGTGTATGCACTTGTTGGCAGTTCTCATCGCCGTCTGATGAAGCCTGAGTGCCATATCTAGAGTTGTATCTTTATACTCGACCATTACTACGTAAGGATCGAGGAAAAATATTTTAGATTTTGTATAGAGTTTCTTAGTCACAGATATGCATTATGTCGACGATGGAACGCAGTAAGGTCTTCTTTTTCTCGAAATCTAATAAGAACATACTGACCCATGTCAATTTCGGCATACAGGTCCTTTGTTAATTCAAGGCCGTCCTCAAATTCTTTCATTTTGCGATAAAATATTCCTGGATGCACCTTAACAGTGTTCCAAGTAGATGTATAATTATCGAGCCGTACTGGATCACCGACAATACATTTACCAATTTGTTTCATGTTTATGACGTCCTATTTATGTGAAGCCACTTACGATATATCATTTTGCGAAGTTTATCAAGGTCGCTAGGCCCGTCAGCAGTCGAATATGATAATTCTCTCTGTAAGAGCATAGAGATTGTATAATTTCGGCCACCTAAAGTAGTTACTTCAATTGTTAAATCACCCTTTAGTTTGTCTACAATATCCGAAGAATCATCAGGGAAACCAACCGTCTCAATAAAGGACATGTGCAACACAGTCCGATCATTGATGTATATGTAAGGCTTATGAAATTCCGCCATTACAGTAAGCTAAGATACAAAGAGGACGACGAATCAAAGTCTTCTCTGTAAATGTAGATCATGGGGCTGGCGGTCTTACCAGCCTTGATGGTTTTCAGCACGCGACCCTCCATAGTCCACTTGGCCTCACCCTTGCCCACGTTGTCATTGAGCCAATTGACAATTTTGTAGAAATGCTCACGATCACGAATCGTAACGCGGAAGGAATGAAGTGCGTTTTGTTCCTTAAGGTTGACGTGTTCAACCTTAGGCTCTTTTTGCTTGTTCATATTACACTTTCTGTTAAAGTTAGGTTATTTAGTACCTATTTTACTGTATATTGGTATCTCTGTCAAGTGGTTCGTCGGGCTTTCCGTATAGTATTTTAACACCTGCTTCAAGCAGCATTTCCTGTGCTACCAACATATCCTCTTGCCATCTTTTTGGCATCTTATCAGCTGTAAAATTTTCATCCACTACTAATGTTTTAATTTTACGCTGTATGATAGATTGAGCACAACTTGAACATGGTGAAAAGGTAACAAACATGACACAGTCGGATAAATCTGCTTTAGAAGCTAAATCCATTGCATTACGCTCGGCATGGGCCATCCATTTATATTTGTCGGGACGAATATGCCGGGCAACGACTCTGTCATCGACCCCCATCGGCATACCGTTAAATCCCCACGATATTGGCGCGCCGTCGAGTGTAGTTATTACTGCGCCAACTTTGGTTGAATCATCTTTGGACCATTGTGCTATATCCTTGGCCATTTTTAATAAACGGCCAATCCATTTTTTATTTGTTATATCCACAGTATCACATTACCTAGTCAAAGATTCTCTAGTAATAATTTGTGCTAGTTCTTCACCCAAGTCCTCTTTGTCTGTAACAACATATAATGATTGGAAACTTCTGTCTCTAGTACCGTCATAGGTTGAAAATTGTATTACTTTTCCACCAGTGGCACTATATACTGTGAAGTTCATACCACCAGGTTGATCTATATTGGCTAACGAGACTCTGTTAGACTTTCCACTAGCAGTATAAGGAACTGCTTGCCCAGGGCTCATTGTGCTGTATCGAGCATCTTCTTTAGATGCCCAATAAATTATTCTATTAATCATTCTTTTTAACATTATTCCACCTTAATTTAAACATTGTAAATATCTCAGAATCTTTAAACGCAATATTGGTATATCCCGTACAGGTAAAATATCGATACCAATCACGCATTTCTACACCTGCATTTTCAACACACCATTTATGCTCGTCGACCGCATCCCCGGCAATCGTCGCCTGTAACGGCCAAGTAGCCTTTTTCAAACGTCTCATATAAACATGAGCTTAAATAACGACGCATCTTCTGCATTGGTAATTTTAACAGTAATCATTGGGTCGCCGCTGTTGAATCGCGGTGTAGCATCGTAATCATGTTTCATATTTTGGTGCATCCAATCTAAAAACTTCTTATTATCGTCGGTGTAGGCCCAACAGTGCCATCCCGACGCTTCTTTACTGTAAAATAGTGTCTCGTGATACGTGATGCCGGACTCATCACGTCGACTCCAATAACATACTTTAACATTCATATATTTTACGGCCATGTTAATTCAAATAAGGTAGCGTGCTCTCTGGAAGCAAAACCAATATCCATAAGATCTATAATGTTTATATTCAGATCCCAGTTCCAATCAATTCCCTGTTTTCCAACGTGTTGTTCTAACCAAGGCCTATAATGCTCATTTGGCTCTTCTGCACCATCGGGCATAAACTCCCTAGTAGTAACGTGAACGTAAACCATTGTAGACATAAAAGGAGGATATTTTCTAATTAAATTATTCCATCTGTTAACAAAGATGATGCCAGAGGGCATCGACATGGGTTGCACACCCACTATATGGGCTGCAAATATAGATGGAGTAATTTTTCTAATTATCGGTATTGAAACTGTATTTAGATTAGAGATCCCCAGGCTTCCTGTTTTCTGAATACCAGGCATCAAATTTCCCTCCTGGATAGCGAGCTTCCAGTTTTGTTACATTTTCTGCAATTACTTCGTTTGGGTCTAATCCCAGTGCAATACAAGCATTAATCCAATACCATATGATATCGCCCAGTTCTCTCTTCATGTGAAAGATATTATCCGCATTGTATTCTTTTCCATGAAAGAGAATCTTTTTAACAATCTCGTCAAATTCTCCGCCTTCGCTTGCAAGGCCAATACCGGCTGTACTTAGCCTTGCAACTTGCATTCCTGCTGCTGATAATTCACGAATTCTGGCGATATACAGCTCGTCATCTTTACTCACGGCGCTTGTTACGCCATCTACAAATTCTGAATACTTATTTAAGTCTAATTTTTTGTCCATTTTATCCCTTACTGTTGACGTATGTGTCGTCTTTAATGTGCTTTATTATTTTATAGAATTTTACAAAATTGTCAATCGAATACATGGGAGAGATATGAGGATAATTGCGTTTTTCTGTTACTATAATAGATTCAAAATTCTGCAAGGCATTCCTTTCAACTACCAGTGTTGAAAAATTATCCGGGGAAAATCTACAACTAGGGGTGTATGGAAAATTTATTACTTTTAAAATACCCGATCTATCCTCAAATATCAGCTGCATCGGATCAAGAGTTCGTATTGACTCTAGCACAATATCTGTCGCCTCGGCCTTTGTAACCTCTTGATAGGACAATGGTACCTTGGGAACAGCGTTTACTGATGCCTTGTAGATTCTACAAGAAGACGAATACGAAAAATTTGAAAAATATGTAGAAGATGAAAACTCAGCTAGCTGCTGATTTATCAAGTCGTTAATGCGAGAAACACACTCCCCCGGTGTCACAACCTCCTTGGCTGGTTCTATAACCTTAATTATTTTTGGATCAGTGTGATAAAAGAATCTAGATGTGCCAGCCGGGAAAGAAAAATTTGTATCCGTAATCTCAATTACATGGCGACGTAAATAAGAAATAGTAGTATGAACACCATCATGTGAGTAATTATTAACCGATCCGTATAAGGAAACTTTCCCGCAATATATTCCTATTAGTGTATTCTGCAACAACACCTTGTCGCCAACGTTAACATCTTTTATACTAACTTTTTCTTCAAGTAGTGTAGTGTTTAATGTAGCCTCGATGTATGCATCTGCGCTAACGGGCACAAGAATCATTTTTGTTTCTGTGTTATCTCTAGACCATACACACTTTTCCTGGATTAGTCCCTCTGTGATCCCTGCAACATGAAGAATCTCTTCTAGATTCTTATTGGTAATGCGAACTATTATACCTCGCGGATCAATGACTAGCCAAGAAGCGTCGGCAGCCGCCCAGGACCTTTTATTTGCCTTTAGTAATGTAAACCCCGGTAAAGGAATATTTTTATGCTCAACAATGTTAACGTATCTTGCACTGTAAGTATTTAATTTTTTCTTTTCGTTTGCCGAGTTACCACATGGTATAATTTCGGCCTCCGGTAAATCGTTTACTGAGGCTGCTTTATTATAACAAGCGTACACCAATTTTGCAATATTTAACATTATGTATTTGTATTTCCTAACCCAAACTGGATTTTAAACATGGTTGCATCTTGTGCTTCTTCAAAGCCAAATTTGTTTCCACCTAGCATTGTCCACTTGCCATCTAAGTTGCCGACACACCACAATACAATACCTTGTCTTGCAATTTCGCTGTATGGCATATTAAGTGATGTAAATGTCCAGCTTTTTTCTTTTTCAGTTATTAATTTATTCATAGGTATATAACTATTTTTGTCCATTAGATCTCCTCATTAATTTAAAATTATATATTATTTTGTGTATAATGTCAATTGTTAGCCACATACAATAAAACCGGCAATGCCGGTTTTATTAACGATTATACGGCTGCCAGTTTTCTCGAGACTGTGTTAACCGGTTAGCTACAACAAACAGCGAAATTGGATTATGGCCAAGGCCGAGATGACTTGCGCCCGGTATCTCTACATTTTCACTAATATCACTTAGGTCCTCAATAGAGCATTGCCAGTGAACAATACCATCTGTTTTACTGTAAATTGACGTAAATGGTACAGGCGGCGGGACGCCTATTGTTTTAATGACATCTGGATTCTTATGACTCTTGTCCTTACTTAAAATTTCGTAGAGAAATGCGGCGTTTGTGCCGCCGGCGTCACCCTTAAACGGTGTTCCCAATGTAATCACTTGTCTGATTTTATCAGGAACAAGTTTTGCGATTTCTCTTGCATAGATACCGCCTAGGCTCCAGCCGATGAGACTTATCTGCTGATTACCAGATTCTTCGTATACTGTATCTATTCTCTTAGTCAATTGTTCAAGTAAGGCATCGAGCCCTTTTCTTGGGCCTATGTTTCTGCCCATCCCCCACGAATGGGATTCGTAACCGAGATCTGATAAGAAATTGCGAATGTATGTCGTTGAACCATCTGATGTGCCGAGCCCGGGTATTACAATAACAGGGTGGCCATCTCCCTTTGGGGAAATATATTTTAATGGGGTACTTAAAACAATACCAAGTGTGTACTCGTACATTGCCCTAATACCCTCGATGCTCAAGAGAGCTTTAGATGGTCCTTTCATTGGTATCCTTTATCTGGTGCCTTATTTGTCAGAAAGACACGGAAGAGCCGCAGCCACAGCTATTCTTCTGATTAGGATTATTGAAAACAAAAGATTCCCCCATGAGGTCCTTTTTGTAATCAATTTCCGCTTCTTCTAAATACATGTTGCTTGCAGCATCAACGAGCAATTTACGAGACTCATCGAGCGCGAATTCGAAATCGTCGTCTCCCTGTTCTTCCTCAATAGACAAGAAATAGGAAAATCCATTGCACCCGCCGCCTTGTAGGCCAAACCTGAGCAACGTGGAAGATTCCTCTTGTAAGATTGATATAATTTTTTCTTTAGCTTTTTCGGTTATTTTAATCATGCCCTTTTATCAACAATTTGATCTGCTAATCCGAGTTCAAGTGCCATTGGCGCAGTAAGCCAACGATCCCTGTCCATTAGGTCTACAAATCTCTCGTATGATACTCCTTTTGAATTATGTTTTACATACAGTTCAGTCATCTCTTTCTTAATGCGCAGGCCTTCGTTTAGATCAATTTCCATATCTGACACCTTGCCGCTTGTTCCGGCTGATGGCTGATGAATCATAGTAATTGCTCTTGGCAGTAAATATCTGTGACCTGGTTCCCCTGCTTGTGCAATGAAAGATCCCATACTTGCTGCCATGCCTGTGACGTAAGTATAAACAGGGCTTTTGATGTATTGCATAACGTCATACACACCAAGCCCATCATAAACTGACCCGCCGCCAGAATTTACATACATATTTATCGGTTGCTCAGGGTTTTCCGCTTCAAGGAACAACATTTGTGCAATTAGAATGTTACACATGTTGGTTTCAACTGTCCCTGTAAGAAAGATGACTCGTTCCTTCATTAGACGAGAGTAGAGATCGTAAGATCTTTCGCCGCGAGCTGTTTGCTCAACTACCATTGGGATCAGTGCGTTATTCATAAGTTCCTTTAAAAAATGTATTGCATACACAGATTGTATAGCATATTACTAATGTTGTCAATCAGTGGCGGCTATATAATTTCGTTATATAACCAAATCTGATAAATATGTTTATGAAACTAAAAGACTTACTAAACGAAAGTGCAACTGACATAGTTGCACGCTTCTATAAAGAGGCTGGAGAAAAAACTGAACAGTATTACAATCCCGAAGTCGTTAAGTATAAAGAAAAGAATGCTAAATATTACGACGAACATTTTAAACAATGGTTTTCGGAAGAGGTTGTTCCTGTCTTTACAAAGCCTGTAACAAAACCTCAGCCGGAATACACAAATCATCCCAAGCAAGGAAAACTTCAGTCCCCCGGGTATAGAGGATTTCAGTATGCGCTTGCTGCTGCTGGGCTACCGTATAATCACGACGTTCAGGCATATGCCCCAAATGCGTCTAAACTAGTAGCAACACAAGCAATAGACAATGCTAAAAACGCCTGGGGCTGATTAGTCCAGGACTGCTGCAATACTTGCTGCTAGATCTGGATCGTAATTATCGGCTTCTTCGTTAAACCAATCTGTATTTTTCATGCCCCAGGACCAGTAACTCTTCGGAACTTCGTTCATCAACATACCTTTGTGCTTTCCAAACGGCATCCTTTCGTAGATAATCGGCGTTGACATCCAGGTATTAATTTGTTCACCGAATGGCAGATCGGGATCTATAATTTTCATCTCAATCATCATGTCGACGAGTGACTCAAGCAGTTTTGCAGTAATAAAAGAATCATGCCCAGCGCGGTGGCAATGCAATTCGATTGGGACTTCTAACTCTAGTGCAAATCGTAGATAGGGTAAGTTAGTTTCTTCAATAGCTTCAATACCGTTAAACAGCTTTTTAGCCATACGCCATGTGCATAGCCATTTATGATTGTCTGTTTCAATACCGTGACGTTCGAGCACACGCATATCGTAGAAGTGATTGTGTGCTACCAAGTAGCCTGCAGAATACCCATCCACAACAGACTTGAATGTATCACTTGAATCCATAAATGTCGGTTTATCTGCTACCATAGCATTTGTAATGTAGCAAATTGATTCCACTTTCGGCGGAATTGGCCTGTCTACGGGCTTGTGTAGTTCTTGAAAAATTGTCCAACTGTTATCTTCACGGATTACAAATCCAGATTCAATAATTTCGGCAATTTTGTAATCGTCAGAGTTTGTTTCAGTATCTAGAATTAAACAACTCTGTAAAAAATCTTCTTTGTGTGACATATAGAATTCTCCGGTAATCTTGATTATAGCAATTACTTACTAAAACATCAAGTATTCACCGGAGAATGCTGATCAATGATTTCCGAAGGGCTGGCCCGCTTCCTTAAAATATCCCGGATCATCTGGATAGACCGGATAATAGTCAGGATTTGGAACAGGATCTACTACTTTATTATTTTGTAGATTTTTTTGCATCGTTGTCGAACTGTTTCTTGGTAGCCTTGACAATACCGCTAAACCGTTTATCGCCGCGCTTAAAGTCACCCTTCTTATCAGCTTCAGATGCGTCTTTGCCGGCGGCCGTTTTATAGTCGGCTAATTTCTTTGTAGAAATCTCGTCTAGTCTCATATTATCGACCGTATCCTTTCATGTTGCCTAACTTGGCAAAACGACCCATCCACTCTAGTATTTCGGCGTCGGCACCTTCGGTGACATCTTCCTTACCTTTCTTTTCTTCTTTTTCAGCATCTTTACCTGTGTACTTTTTACCTTTAACGGCTGTACCCGAATGTTCTTTGCCGGAAGAATCTTTCCAAGGCTTATCAGACTTCTCTTCTGATACTTCTTCTTTATCCTTCATAGCCTTTTTCATTGGTTCTTTTTTATCACCGTCTTTATCGGCGTCTAGAAAATCGGGCTTAGCCTTCTTTTCGTTAAGGTTGCTCATCATTAGCACTGGTGCTACTGATTCTGTCAACTTGTCATACTTCTTTAGACTAGCCATCATAGCGGCAATATCTTTATCTACATTTTCCATGGTTTGTTCCCTTCCTGGTTGGTTTTCTGGTTTAATTACTTCTGGCTGACCCTGAGCGCCCGGCTCTTCACCTGACGAAACCTTTTTGGGTCTTGGCTCCTCAGTAAAATACCCTCTTGCTACAAACTTGCCTAACTTTTCAATCTCGTCATCAATTTCGTATGTCTTAATTTTATGATCTTCCCCTTGCAGTGTAGCGTCTCCCGACAATTCTGCAAAGGCCTTTTCCATATCGGGTTTTTTAGTTTTTAATGCCTTGGATAAGTCGTCGTAAAGATATGGAAATTTCTTTCTAACAAATTCAGCAGAGGCCGGGCGATCGGTTATATCCATAAAATTCGGACCACCAGCATCAAATTGATATTTTTCGTTATCAGCTAAGGTCTTCTTACCATCCTCGTCAGTTTCCTTTGCATATGGAAACATTTGGAAAAGCATTGCCCTATTGCTATAATTATGGTAATGCGTGGATGTATTAGAGTTAGCTGTACACCACTGTGTGCCTAACCCTAGTAAGCAACCTGCAGCACGGTTTAGTGTTGTATAGATTCTATAATCGTCATTATCGACTAACTTAACGCTTTTAGCCATCTTGTTTCTAGCAGCATTTTTGGCAGCATCTCTAACTTTTTCAAGGTCGGCTCTGTAATGAGTTGACATATACGAACCAATATCTCGTACACTACCAAATTTAGGAATGTCCTTGTGTGAAGGATCTAACATGTTTCTGTTCTTTAGAAGATAAAAATCTCTAAAGTTCATGTTCATAACACCAGTCAGGTCTTCCCAATTGTGGCTTCCGGCAATATATCGCCTAGCAATCCATTCATTGTTAACGCCGTCTCGGCTGTATACTGTACCCTCATATCCCTCAGCTTCTATCTTATCAATGCTTTCTAAGAACCAGTTAGCTACTTCTTCGTCGGGCGCCTTCTGAAAGGTCCTAGATGAATTGGGCGGGAAATTCTGAGGATGAGATCTAGCATCATCTCTTACAGAATCTGCAAGATCTGCAACCATTTTCTTGTCATTCATAACTCGTTGGCTTCCCTTTGTCAGGGCGCCCTCGGTTAAGAATTGTTCAATAAGAATGTCTACAGATTCCATACTTATAGTCCGACTAATGTGTCCCTAAGTCCGTCTAGAATAGGTCTTAGCTGCGCCGAGTTTCCTTGTGCTGCAGAAATCATGTACTCTTTGTAGTCTTTTGAACCTGGAGGTGCACCCGATGCTCTAGAGATGGCTTTTTGTATACCTACCGCAAATTGCCTAGCGTCGGGATTACCATAGTTATTAGCA